AGACGATTGGTTTCGTAAAGTTTGGGGCATGTGAAGACACATCAACTCCGTTAGGTGCAATAGCGGTTGATGTAGTGACCGCCTGAGCACTTGCATCAGAATTTGATGCATCGGTATAGGACACTATATTTATCGCTGGAGTAACCGGAGTATCAATATCAGTAACAATTTTATCTAGTTCTGTATTTGCGGCATCTATAGCTGTAGTGATATATGAATTAGATGACTTGCTACCCAACACATTTTGTAATGACCTAACAGCACCATACAATACAACAAGATGTTCTGCCTCATCTGGGAACACTGCAATCGCACTATCCCCATAGGCCACTGCCGGATACTGAACCTCAGAATAGGTACAGGAACCACCATCTGGAACAACATCCAATCCATTATTGTCTATGTAATATACAGGGTCTGTAACAGTGGCATAATTCATATCATCCTCATCCTTGGCCCTTCCCTGCTGACTTGATCTTATATTTCTACAAGGTTGTTTTATATCACCATCGCTTCTAAAAACATTTAATACCTTTCCAGTATTCAAAGTATTGGCTGTGCCAGACGTGAAGGACTGAGATGCCGCACACAAGGGTAAGAGCCTAGCGGGTAGGTTGTTGATAACCTCTTTAGCACCATCCGTAAGGAATTGGGTTAATTGAGCTTCCGTTGGATTAGTTCCAGAACTCGATATGGTCAAATCTGTCAATCCCATAACCTGTGTTTGAAAACTAGCCATTATACACTCGCTACAAAGACCTCAACACTAATAGCATTACCTCCCGGTTGAACTACGAGGCTATCCAGATCAACTAGATCTGTCACTAGATTAGCATTTGCATCCGATACTCCAATGCCATCATGCCCAGATCCCATCATAAAGCTTTTTCCAGCTTCTAATAAAACACTGGCTGAAACATCTGCACCGGAATCATCTTCACCAACTTCAGCTTGAAGACTTAATGTTAAATTGTTAGAACTGTCTAAATTAGTAACTCTAACGTACCTTACATCTTGTATATCCAAAGCCCCATCAAATTTAGTTGCACCACCTGCGGCACCCGCAACTTGTTTAAAATGAACAACAGTTGTTTCGGCATTTGCTGGACAGGTGACAATTCTTTTATAGATCTCATCAATACTTGATATTTCCAATGTTCTCTTGGAACCATAGTCCTGATTGTCCAGTACGATCTCTTCTTGTATCTTTACTTTTAAAGTAGCCATTATTTCTTACCGTATTTTACCCTCTTACCAGTTTTCTTGGCATATTTTTTTGCGGCTTTCTTGCCCGCTTTTGTGTACTTGAATTTTTTCTTACCCACTTTAGGCATATCGACCACCATTGAAATTTTTTAATTTTTTATTTATCATAGCCTCATTCCGTATAGCCCTCTCTTCCTTATCACGCTTAATGACATCATCCATCGTCGTAGTGGTGAACTCTATATCTGTCCTTTTACCCATTTCGCTCCCCATGTATAGATTTGTTGTAAACTTAGGCTCAGACGCTCTATTCCCACAGGAGCGGCACATAAACCAATTTTCGATATTATCTTTGTCACAATGTATACATTTATTCATATTTTACCTTTTTGAGTTTTGGGGGCTACCTTTTATTGATAACCCCCACAGTACTCAAAACTGTTATCCTTATTTATTCGGATTATTAAGCAGATGCAGACTCAACAAGAACGACTGTTCCTATCGCAACAGGAACATATCCGCTTAGGTGCCAGTTGGTACCATCGCAAATAAATGTCATTCTCAAACCTTCAATAGCCTGTGAAACAGAACCATCTACGGTTATTTTTGAAAGCCCATTAAAATCATCAACTGTGCTATCTGCCGCACCAGTAACAACATAGCCATAGATATCGGTTGCATCAGCACCAGTTGTGATAATAAAATCTGCATCATCGTCACAATTGACGGTGAAACAAAAATCATAATTACAACCTGCTACTGCGGCTGATACGGTTGGCAATGTCAAAGTGACATTATTGTCTACTGTGGACATATCAACAGCAAAAAGAGTTCCAGATTCAGCCGCTGTCAGCGTTCTACTTAACGCCGAAGAGTTGTCTATCTTTTGAAACGCTTTTTCACCAGTATGATGACTTCCACTACTTGAGTTTAAACTCGCTGATCTCATTTTACATTACTCCTTAGCTTACGCTTTCAAAGTTATACAGCATATGTGTCTCAGGAAGAGATATCTCAAGACCTGCCTCTGTGAGGATCATGTCTTTACGAAGATCTTCGTCAGCCTGCTGTACATTCGTTATGACGTGGGTATCACGATTCACACCGTTACCAATAAGTGGACGGTATGCAACTTGAGCCATGTCAACGATCATCATGTAAGCATTGGAGAACCCTCTAAAGAGAGGTTCACGAACAAGATTCAGATCGCCATGAATTGTTTGCACTTGCAACAATTTGTGACCGTAAGAACCTTCAATGTACTCTTTATTGACATCGTAACGAATACTGTTATTAGCATCATAAGTTTCTTTAAGGATACCACCTGCTCCGAACTTGTTGAACAAGGTCATTACAGGAAGCCCAGCTAATGCAAGCTTGGCTGAAGAACCGCCACGTGCAGGGTCGTACAATACTTCAAGGTCTCCAAGGACTCTATCGTATGTGAACTCACCTTCTGCTACGGTTCGTTGGTATGCAGAACCCGGCGTGTATGAAAGTGCGGCATCAGCGGCACTTGGAGCCCCATTAAGCACACAGTGCCCAACAATACCCTCAGTGTACTGAATACTATCTTGACGTGCTCTTTGTCCAAAAAGCATCGCTCTTTCAATATCCACCTTATGTTCTCTTAATTTCAGATTCCAGATCCGTGACCATTCATCTGCATATCCTCTGTATTTTGTCGCAATCGCAGTGTTTGACATTTCTGCTGATGTTTTAAAGATCTGGGTATACCCATAATCATCATCCAATGTTTTCGCCCAAGCGTCAGGAGAACCAGTACCTTCACCAAAAGAAGTACCAATGATCTGACATTTGTCATTATCACTAAGGATATTATAGCCTGTGCTAAAGTCTGAACTTGGCAAGGAAATAATACGCCCTGTGAATGTGTTGGATGTACCAGCATCTGTAACAGCACTGTCAATTCTAACTGTGGCATAAGCTACACCAGCAGTAGAATCAAGCACCTGTACTGCAAACACCATACCTTTAACAAGCCAATTCACATCAGCCGCAGATCCACTTGAGCTATCATCAACAACAAATGAATATTGGGTTCCAGCAGTAACTGCTGACCCTCCATTCACATCTGCCGCTAGTTCAAATGATCTGGTCGTCCAATCTATCTTTGACCTGTTTTCCAAGAACCTGAAAACAGGATCCGTGGTAGGTGATTTCGACATCTTACTTAAATATACAAAGAACGGAGATTCGTCTGGACTCAATTCAGCGACTCTATCGCTAAAGTCGTATAATCGTCTTTGATCAGGGGTACTTTCACCCGAAACGCTTGTTGCGGCGTTTGTCATGTCAGTTGCCTTGACCATGCCTGTATTTACAGCCATTTTGACTCTCCTACTTCATTACTCTCTATCAACTACCTTCCGGTCTTCAAGTAGAGTTATTTAACTAAAATTGTCCCTTGTCCCCAGCACCTACAATACTGTCCCACATAGCATCATCATGTGACTTTGCCTTTGGATGTGGTTGGCCTTGTAGAACACCCGCCGAACGAGGAACCTGCCTTGCGGCGTTAACCGCTTCCATTGTATCATTGTTCGCAACAGACTGACCGCCCTGCATCTGCCAAAGTTTGACTAGATTGTTTAAACCTACTCGCTCCTTTGGTTGGGTAGTGAATTGTAGAAACTCCTGAATGTCATTATCCGACATCTTGTATGTTCCTCTTAGTTCACTTACCGTATTTTGCATTTGCATATCAGCTTGCATCTGTTGCTGTTGTTGGGATAATGCAGATCTCAATCTCTGATTCACCAAGGATTCTATCTTTTGATTGACATATTTCCCTGAATCGGAGTTCTCATCTGTAAAAGCATCCCAAGGATTGAAATCATCTTTTTCAACCGTTTGCCCATTTGACTGTTGAGTTTGTGGGTTAGCTATACCGTTCTCAAGTACCTGTACAAGGTCGGGTCTCTGCTCTAACAGTTCAAGGATCTGACCACCCTGTTGCAATCTAGCATTCTCGGCCTGTGACCGATCATACATGGATTGGAACTTTCGTGCCTCTGCTTCATGATCTATTAAAGTAGCCGACTCATCTACCATTTCTTGAGTAACACCCGACCCATCTTGGGCAGACTGCTCATTTACGATATCTTCCACGATGCTCTCGCTACCGGGAACAAAACCCTCATTAGCCATTGGCTGGTCGTCTAAGACGTTTACTTCCTGTTGTTCTAGTGTTGACATAGTTTCTCCTTAGATGTCTAGGCTTCGGGAGTTGAACTGACCTTGTTTTGAACCTCTTTTAGGTTACTGGACAATTTCTCCACCTCTAGCTTCACCTCGTTTTCTAGTTTTCCACGTTGCACCCTTTTATCTGCCTTTGATTCTGAACTGATCTCGGAGAGACGAGTTTTAAACTTCTCAACCTCGACCCGTTTTCTATCACTGACAGATTCTCTTTGGGCTGTCTGCAAGTCACCTTGCAAATTCTTTATTTGTTCTTCCATTGCTTGAATCTGTTGTTGCATTGCTTGCTTCTCTTCTGTCCTACGCATAATGCCCTCCTTATCAAACAACTCAGGATTTTTCTTTAATACTTCATATCGGTCTACAATACCCATCTGGAACGCCTCTAAATACACAGCAAGTTCTGCATATTTATTAGAAGGCATTGTAGAGCCCGGTTCAACTCTTATGTCATGTTTCTCCAATATGTGCTTTTCTTTCTTCAGATCCAGAACCGCACCAGACACATCTGTATAAAAATTTGCCATGACCTCTGTTATGTTATTGTTTGGCTGTGCCAATCTAAAAACTTTTTTGTAAGTATAATGCCCTTTAGACAGATTGTAGAGAACCTTCCCTAGCTTATTTATACTGAACTCTATATCTCTAAGTTTGGATTTGGGCCTTTCACTCCCCAAGGCTATCATTCTCTCTGTCGCCTTTGATGTCTCAGGAGCCTTATCTGCAAATCCATGCATCATCTCAGGTAAACCAAATATAAAATCTAT